AGAGGATCTAATCCATATGACGCAGGTTTATTCTACTGCCCATACGTTCCACTAACAATGGTTAAAGCCGTTGGTGAGAATGATTTCCAACCAAGAATAGGATTCAAAACAAGATACGGTATGGTCGCAAACCCATTCGTAGCTCTTGATGGTGTTGGTAACGACAGAAGTAACCAATACTTCAGAATCTTCAGAGTTGACGACATCATGGTGTAAGCCAGAGTTAATACTCATTTGTAAAGGGAGCTTCGGCTCCCTTTCTTTTTGTTATATATAGTATAGTACATAACTTTTTATATAAATAGATATATGGCAACATTAACTACAAATAAAAATTTCTTAAGTCCAGTAGGATTTCAATTTAAGATTGATCATACACGATATCCAAATTTAGAATATTTTTGTGTAGCTGCAACATTACCTAGTATTAATATTAGTGCTGTAGAAACACCATATCGTGGAGTGAATTTATCTTTTACTGGAGATCGACTAACCTTTGATGATTTAGCTCTTAGAGTTAATATTACAGAAAACATGGAAAACTATATAGAGACTTTTGATTGGATTCATAATCTAGTTCAAACAAAAACTGCAGAAGACTTTAAGGCTGATGCTACTTTATTAGTATTATCATCACATAATAATGTAACAAAGGAAATTAAATTTAGCGGTGTCTTTCCAACTAGTATCAGTGCAATTGAATTTGATGCACAAGTAGAGAGCGTTGAATATGCTCAAATGGATATATCATTTGCCTATACCAATTTTGAATTTGTTTAACTTTTTTTCATAAAACTATTTACATTTTCTTATTTGGATGGTATAATATAATAATAGTATGAATAATTTGCAAGAAATCTTAGAAATGTGGAAAAAGGACTCAGTCATAGATGATATGAATCTTGATGAGGCCTCAAGAGACTCCGCAAAATTACATGGTAAATATCTCGAATTACTTTCTGTAAATCGTATGAAACTTAAAAAAGCTGAACTTGAATTTAAGGTGCTACTTAAAGACAAATGGCTACATTATAATGGTAAATTAAGTAAAGAAGAAATGGACTCTAAAGGTTGGGATTATAATCCTCTTGGTGGATTAACTGTATTAAAAGGAGATATGGATTATTATTATGATTCAGATCCAATAATACAAGAGCATCAAGCTAAAATACAATATCTTGAAGAGCTTTGTTCAGCATTAAAAGAAATATTAGATAATGTTAAATGGAGACATCAAAACATTAAGAACATGATCGAATGGCGGAAGTTCACTAGCGGTATCTAATATATGGAAACCATTATCATTCAAAAAAAGAATGAAGTCTTTATGCATGTTCAATGCGATGCTAGTATTGAACGAGAATTGAGTGAACACTTTTGTTTCTTTGTTCCTGGATATAAATTTATGCCAGCATATCGTAATCGTATGTGGGACGGTAAAATAAGATTATTTGATACCAGAAAGAAAACATTATATTGTGGATTGCATAAATACCTAGAAGAGTTTTGTCAGTCTCGCAATTATAACCTGAAAGAGGAAAAAAGCTCAAAATATAGCACGGTATATCAACTACTTAGTCATGACATAAATTCCTTTTTAGCTGAAATAAGCCTTTCTGTGAATGGAACTGATATAACACCAAGGGATTATCAATTAGAGGCACTCTCGCAGTGTTTATCAAGTACAAAGTCTTTATTATTATCCCCTACTGCATCAGGTAAGAGTTTAATTATATATTTGGCTATTCGATATTTCTTAGAATATTATAATCAAAACATTTTAATTATTGTACCTACTACATCATTAGTAGAGCAAATGTATTCTGACTTTGCTGATTATGCAGGTAAAGATACATGGAATGTAGATGAAAATTGCCATAGAATATATTCAGGAAGAGAAAAGATTGGAATATCACAACGAGTTATTATTAGTACATGGCAATCAATTTATAAATTACCTGCACATTGGTTTACTGATTTTGGTATGGTAATTGGAGATGAAGCTCATAACTTTAAAGCTAAATCTCTGACAGCTATAATGGAAAAATGTACAGAAGCGATGTATCGTATTGGTACAACTGGTACACTAGATGGAACACAAACTCATCAATTAGTATTAGAAGGTTTATTTGGTCCAGTCTATCAAGTAACAACAACTAAAGAATTAATTGATAATAAAAATTTAAGTCAGTTAGACATTGATATATTAATATTAAAATATAAAGATGATATTTGTAAAATTATATCAGGTCTAAAATATCAAGATGAATTAGATTTTATTGTAAGATATGAACCAAGAAATAACTTTATTGCAAACTTAGCAATAGATCAAAAAGGTAATACATTATTGCTTTTTAATTATGTAGAAAAGCATGGTAAACCATTACATTCTTTATTAAAAGAAAAGATAAATAATAATAGAAAGTTATTTTATGTGTCAGGAGAAACAGATGTCGATACACGAGAGTCAGTCCGTGAGATTACCGAGAAAGAGAAAGACGCCATTATCGTGGCAAGTATTGGGACTTTTTCTACTGGTATTAACATTAGGAATCTACACAACATCATATTTGCTTCACCTAGTAAGTCGCAAATTAGGGTTCTTCAGTCCATCGGCCGAGGATTAAGAAAGAGTGATGATGGTAGAAATACTAAAGTGTTTGATATAGCAGATGATCTACATTGGAAATCTAATAAGAATTATACATTACAGCATGCGGCTGAACGAATTAAAATATATTCAAAAGAAAGATTTAATTACAAATTATGGGATATAAATATTTAAATGGAAGAATTAAATATAAGACATTTTAAACTTTTGAATGGAGATGCTATTATCGGACTCGTAGCAGTTAAAAACGATGATAACTATATAATTGAAAGACCTGTTAGTATACATGCTAATCTATTAGGGGGCTTTCAATTTACTCCTTGGTTTCCATTCTCGGATTCCAAACAATTCAAAATATTGAAATCTAATATTATTCAACATGTTCCTATAGCTGAAGAAGTAAAAGCGAACTATGTACAGTTTGCTTTAAAACTAGATAAAGTCAGTAAACCTGAAACAAGATCAGATCTCGAAATACTAGAAGATTACGAAAACGAACTTGTTAATGAATATGCTGACAAAGGCGTACCTTTGAACGAGAAAAAGACTATACATTGATTTTTGTATACTCTCCTCCTCCGGGGTACTATATTATTATACCATAAGATTGGGCATATGTAAATAGCTAATGTGAAAAAATATCTATTTACTTTCATGTTAAACTGTGGTATAATATAACATTATGGAGAAAATAAAATGAGCCAAAAAAATAAAGCACATTATGTAAATAATAAAGAATTTTCTCAAGCCGTTATGGATTATGCTATTGAAGCACATGCAGCAAGAGAAAAGGGAAATACAGTTCCTACTGTTACAGATTATATAGCCAAATGTTTTATACGAATTGCAGAGGGTCTATCACATCGACCAAACTTTGTAAGATACACGTATAGAGAAGAAATGGTTATGGATGCAGTTGAAAATTGTTTAAGAGCAATTGGTAACTATAATATAGAAACTGCAACAAGAACTGGTAAACCTAATGCCTTTAGTTACTTTACTCAAATTTGTTATTTTGCATTTATCCGTAGAATTACAAAAGAGAAAAAGCAACAGGATATCAAATTTAGATTCATTGAGAAAATGGGTATTGAAGATTTCGTACAAATGGGTATGGATAACGATACAGCAAATGAAACAATGGCATATGTTGATACACTAAGACAAAGAATTAGTACAGTGCGTCAAAAAGATACTGCTATTAAAGAATTTGCTAAAAAGGAAAAGGAAGCTGAAAAGCTGGAGTTATTCATGTCATGAAACATTTAAGTGAAAAACAAAGAGTCGGTCAAATCCGAAGAAATAAAGTAAGGTTTAAGAAAGAACTTAAACGTAAAGCAAAAAGAAAAGAACTAGCAATGACTATGGAGAGAATCCGAATCTCAGGAAGAAGATTAGGTAAACTTCAAAGACAAATGTTTGCAGAAAGAATGAGGATGATACGTGAAAGTAGCAATACTGAATGATACACATTGTGGTGTAAGAAATAGTTCAGATATCTTTTTACAGTATCAGGATAGATTCTATTCAGAAGTATTCTTTCCTTATTGCCAAGAGCATGGTATAAAGAATGTATTACATCTTGGAGATTACTATGAGCATCG